TACATGGCGCATTAATAGTTTTTTTAAAAAAACTATTAATGCGCCATGTACCGTGTTGAAATTGAGGTAGAGGGGCAACCCGAAGGCAAGGCCAGACCGCGCATGAGCCGTTTTGGTCACGTTTACACGCCTCAGAAGACCAGAGAGTATGAAAAGCGCATTAAGGCGGCTGCGTGGGCTGCTATGCAGCGGGAACGATTAGAACCTACTAACAGGCCCGTCCACATAGATATGGTTGCTTTTATGGACATCCCGAAAAGCTGGTCAAACACTAAAAAGATCGCCGCTGAATTTGATGCCTTCCGCCACACCACAAAGCCAGACTTAGATAATATACTTAAAGCCGCTTTAGACGGCATATCAGGGCCGCAGGGCGTTATATTGGATGATAAGCAAGTTCACAGCGTAAAAGCTAAAAAGGTGTTCTGTCACCCCGACAGAGGCCCGGTGCTTTATATATCGGTTTCTTGGGAATACGAGTAATCTGGCCCATAGAGATCGCGCCATTCTTTCGGGCTTTGGTGGATGGCTATTTTACTGTTGTCCCATAACCCTTGGTGGTGTCCCTCGCATAATGGGATCGCCATCCGATCAGCGGTTTTGGATCGGCTGAACCTATCGTGAATAACGTGGTGAGCTTGTGTGGCTGACATTTGTAGCAGATTAAATGCCTCGCAAACGCAACAATTCTTTTCCCGAAGCGCCTGTAAAAACTTCGGGTCTTTCTTTGCCTTGTCAGGCTTTGGGTTAGACCACACTAATTCCATTTAATCCCCAGTTGGCACCAGCTGCCAACAAATATAAGTAAAGACCCTCTGTTTAATTACCATCTATTTTTTCCGTTTCTTTATCATAGTATTTTTTTGCCCATTTAGTGGTTAAGTGCAATTCCCTGCCATGTAAGTGAATACCACCAACTTCATTTGAACTTTTAATAAACTCGTTAAACAAAATTTGTCTTTCTTTGTGATTTTTAATTATTCCATTTTTGTTTGGCTCTCTTTTGCAAAACTTTCTTGGTTTAGCGTAACAAACCGGACAAGGCATCGCTCGGATCATTAGCTGTTCATCTGAATATCTCAATACTTGTTCACTTTTGAATTGGGTCATAACCAACTGCCTCCGATAATTTGCTCATGGCGAGTTCAAAATACCTCATAAACTCAGCCTGTGTCATTGCGCTAAACTCCGTGCTGTCCACATGGCGCACTATGCTATGCGTAAGCGGCGATATGGTTGTCTTGTAATAGCCGCAAACCAATTTTAATTCATGGTGTAAGTGCTGCGCTGTGGGCCACATACCAGTGCTTTCACACGCGGTTTTAAGCGTTGACCAATACAGGTTGTGATGGGGGTTTGATCTTGTTCCCGTCACTGACAGATTAAAAAGCTGTCCAAATTTGCACTCTCCAAGACGTTCTGCGTCATGCTGAGAGACAGGCAGTAACTGCCCATCCCTCAACTCAACTTGAATTCTAGGCACTTTCATTAGAACGGTATTTCATCGTCCATATCAGCGGACGCAGAGTTAACAGGGTTCACATGGTTAACAGGGTCATTAGAAGCCCCCTTGGAACCTTGAAGCGTTAAATCGTTAACCTTAACGCCCAGGTATGTTTTGCCGTTGTATTCACGCTGTGTAAGCTCTCCGCTGACAGTAACCTTGGAGCCTTTGCGAACATATGGAACAACGGCTATGCCGCGCTTGCCCCAAAACGTGCAGTCAAAATACATGGTTGATTTGTTTGCGCCATAACCATCGTCAACGGCTAACGAAAACGAACCGAGTCCAGCCTTGTCCATTCCCCCCTCTTTAACTTCACCATCTTTGGTTGCAGTCCCTGCGATTGTAATGACTTTCATAATTCTAACTCCTTTTTGCGATCATTATGGGCTTCAACCATGCGGTTAAAGTCTTCCTCTGAAAGACCAACTTGGTTTATTGTTTTGACGTATTTTGGTTCAAACTTTTCAAAAGCAGCCGCGCTGCAACCATTGCTATAGAAATCAACAACCGCTTGCACCCGGTCTTCTGGCGCTATGCTCATTGGGGTATGCTTTGGCGCTATTGTTTCGTTTTTGCGTTCAACACCCACCATTTCGTTAGCAGACGCATATGTGCCGCCATGTAGCCCAAGCGAAGCCAATGCGCGTCCAATCGCAGATGTTTCGCAAACTTCCAAGGCTGATGTTTTCGTTATGTAGGATGACCCGCGTATTTCTTCTGCGAGGCCCGATCCAACAATAAAGCCGTCTTTGTCTTTAATGATGGCTCTAACCACCACTGTTTGCTGGTCATTATAAACCAACTCTGTTTCGATGCCGTAGTTGCCGCCAAAGGTAATGCGGAAGGCTTCCATTCGTGTGGAAACCTCTGTGTATGATTTGCCGCCCTTTTGCATAACGCCGTGAGATTTGTTTAACTCACTGACAAGCTCCATAGCATCGTGGAATTTTTTGATCTCGGTCATTATTGATCTCCCTTAAAGTCTCTTATTGTTTTGCTTATTTTTTCGATTGCACCGACAGGAAAGTTTAGCTTGTTGTATTCGTCAAAACTAATTTCTTTCTGTTCAAATTTTTTCGAAACTTCCATCCAGTGTTCCGTTAGCAATGTGTACATATTGCTAATCAATAACTCTTTATCTTGTGCGTTCATTGTTATTTCTCCCATTGTCTGCATCTTGGGGTTTACAATAGATAAATGCGGGTGTAAAGCATAAATTGCAAATAATTGATGGAGATTTAAATGCTAACGCCAGACGAAATTCGTGAAAAGTTGGTTGATGTAAACATGAGCAAGATTGCTAGGGAAACAGGTTTGACGCGCCCGACGATATATAAATTTTTAACCGGGGCTGAAAATATGCAGTATGATACTGTGAAGAAAGTTTCGGAATACTTTGAAAGGGAAGGGTAATGTCGCACCAAATGACGGCACTTGCTATGGAGCAGGACTTAGCCCCTGCCCCTAAGATTGTTCTGTATTGGATAGCTAACCACCACAACGGCGAAACTGGTTTGTGTTTTCCTAGCATAAACAGGCTGGCAAAGGTTTGCAGAATGTCCCGGCGATCAGTTGAAAAACATATAGCCGATTTAGCAGGGCTTGGCCTCATACAGGTGACTCAAAGGTTTCGCCCAGAAGGTGGCAAGACTTCTAATAGCTACCAGTTACTTCTCAAGAGTTCCCAGGACTTCCATACCGATGCGCAAAATCTGCGTATACCTACGGCAAAAGCTGCGCATGGGGATACGCAAAATCTGCGCATGAATAACCTTGGAAGAAAGAACCTTGGAATAGAAGATAATATATTGGTCGAAAAGTTTGACGATTTTTATAAATGCTTTCCAAGAAAGACAGCGAAAGGATCGGCACGAAAAGCATGGGAAGTTGCAGTTGCAAAGACCGACCCTGATGTTATTATTTCCAAAGCCGCTTTGTTTGCGGCGAGTGTAGATGGCAAAGACAAAAAGTTTATCCCGCATCCAGCTACATGGTTAAATCAAGAAAGATGGGATGATGAAATATTCGCTCAAGCAGACAGCGAACAAGATCAACAGAACTTAGTGCATAAGATATTTGCAGAAATGGTAAAGCCAAATGCGTGATGAACAGATACAGGAACTAACACTTAAACTTCTTAGCCGCCTTAACCCACCACGGGCGCTGACAGGCCAAGCACAAGCAATTAAGGATGAAGCCACGTTCCTTGCCAAGTGCATAAACAAAGTAGCTCCAAGCCAAGGTTTGACTGAATGGTTTGGTGAATTTGAAGAGGCGGTTTTGGGTAACTTAGAAACTCGAACATGGCCCACGGCAAAAGAGCTATCGAAAGCGGCGCAGCAAATACGAAAAGCCAAGCCTGTTTTTGCAAATCAAAGCAGTGAAAGCGAATGGCTTTTAAACCCGGTTACAATTAACGCAAAGCGCATTCAAGGCGGTCATCCTGTTTGTGAAACATGGTTAAGTGGTAAACGGGCGCAATCAATGCTGGCGACTGGTATGATTACTGAGGCTGATCTTAATCGGTACAAAAAAGCGGCAAGGTTGCAAAATGAGCAAGTCTATGCTTAAATGCAGATACTGTTCTCCAGACAGTCTGCTCTGGTCAACTTGTCCTGTTGTTGACCGCCACCTATGACAGAGGGAAATCCTCCCAAAACTTCCCTCTGTCTTTTTATTAGCGCACCCTGAAAAGGACGTAAACGATGAACGAACAAAACTGGCCAGCAGATAAAGTGGAACGCAGAAGCATAGGGAGCATTATACCTTATGCGCGAAATAGTAGAACACACAGCGATGAACAGGTGGCGCAGATAGCCGCCAGCATCAATGAGTGGGGTTTTACCAATCCTATATTGATCGACATCGATGGCGAAATTATTGCTGGGCATGGCAGACTTCTCGCTGCTCAAAAGCTTGGTTTGAAAGATGTTCCGTGTATTACCGCTGTTGGGTGGTCGGACGCACAGAAGAAAGCCTATGTCATTGCCGATAACAAGCTGGCGCTAAACGCTGGGTGGGACAACGATATGCTTGCCGTAGAATTTGGCGAGTTAAAAGAACTTGATTTTAATTTAGACCTTATTGGATTTGACCCTGACGAGCTTGCCAGCATCCTGAATGAGCCTGAAACCGAAGGATTAACAGACGAGGACGCTGTGCCAGAAGTGCCGGAGGTTCCTGTTACGGTCGAAGGTGATGTGTGGATTATGGGTAAGCACCGACTTATGTGCGGTGATAGCACCAGTATAGATGCTCTTGATGTTCTGTGCCAAAAGGAACTTGTCGATATGTGGCTGACCGATCCACCCTATAATGTGGCTTATGAGGGAAAAACTAAAGACGCCTTAACTATTCAAAACGATGAAATGTCTGACGAGGGCTTTCGTCAGTTTTTAACTGAAAGTTACACGGCGGCAGACGCTGTAATGAAAGCTGGTGCTGTTTTTTATATATGGCATGCTGACTCCGAAGGTTACAATTTCAGGGGCGCGGCTCATGATTCTGGATGGCAAGTTCGGCAATGTTTAATTTGGAAAAAGCAAACGATGGTTATGGGGCGTCAGGATTATCACTGGAAGCACGAACCATGCCTTTATGGATGGAAGGGGGGAGCTGGGCATCTTTGGGCTACGGATCGAAAGCAAACAACAATATTAGAATTTGATCGGCCATCAAAAAATAAAGAACATCCAACTATGAAGCCTGTTGAATTGTTTGAATACCAAATGCTTAATAATACAAAGGGAAGTGATAAAGTTTTAGACAGCTTTGCTGGGTCTGGGACCACTGCGATTGCCTGTGAAAAGCACGGGCGCATGGCGCGCCTGATGGAACTCGACCCCAAATACTGCGACGTCATCATCAAACGCTGGCAAGAGTTCACAGGCAAGTCAGCGGTAAATGAACAAAGCGAACAGACCTTTGCAGAAATGCAAGAGTCTCGCGGCACTGGTGGGTGAGGTAAACTGTAATGATGCAGAGCCTCAAGGAAGCCCCGTCAGTGCCGCAAAAACAATCTAAGAGTATGTCACTGGTAGAAGCGACAACAAACGTGCTTATCGGTTATATAATCGCAACGGCAGCAACCTACGTCATACTGCCACTGCATGGGTACAGCGTAACAACAACAGACGCTTTGTCTATATCGCTTGCCTTTACTGCAATATCACTTGCCCGGTCTTATCTTTTAAGAAGGGTTTTCAATAGGTTGTAATATGACAGAGAAAAACAAAGGTGGAAGACCATTAATAGTGCTTACCGACGAACAAAGAAGCGAGCTTGAAACCCTAGCCGCTGTTTTAAACGTAGAACAAATTGCGGATTACTTCGGTATAAGTCGCCGCGTTTTCTATGATATTATGGAGCGAGATGAGGAAGTTTCTGCACAGTATAAAAAGGGTAAAGCAAAAGCCGTTGGTTTTGTTGCGCAAAATTTAATTCAGAAAGCCAGGTCTGGTGATTTAGGTGCGCAAATATTCTATTTAAAAACCCAAGCTGGATGGAAAGAAACGCAAAGGCTTGAGGGCGCTGGTAATGACGGAGAACACGTCTTGGCTTATAAGTGGTTAGATGATGGCGACGAGGACGATTAATTACCGCCCCAGAAAGCATTTAAAGCCGTATCATGCCCGAAAGCAGCGTTGGGCGGTGATCGTGGCTCACAGGCGCTTTGGTAAAACGGTTGCGGCTATCAATGACCTTATACGGGATGCGCTAACAATACCGCGCAAGAATGTTCGCGTTGCTTACATTGCCCCATATTACAGACAGGCCAAAGCTATCGCTTGGGATTATTTGCTGGAATACACCAAGGACATTGAAGGCGCAGTTTCTAACGCCAGTGAATTGCGTGTGGATTTCCCTAATGGTTCCCGCATACGTTTATTCGGCGCTGATAACTACGATGCTATGCGTGGGCTGTATTTTGACAGCGTTGTGCTTGATGAACCCGCTGACTTCCCGGCTAATGCTTGGCCTGTTGTTATTCGCCCCAGCCTTGCTGATCGTAAGGGCCGCGCCACATTTATCGGAACGCCCAAAGGTAAAAACGATTTCTGGGATATATACCACCACGCACAATCTGATCCTGCTTGGTTCTGCGCGATGTATAAGGCCGACGAAACAGGAATATTGGATGACGAAGAGCTATCCGAAGCCAAGCGCACTATGGGTGAAGATCGGTATGCTCAAGAGTTTCTTTGTTCTTTTGAGGCGGCGATCCAAGGCGCATATTATGCTATGGAAATGAAAAAAGCCAAAGAGGAAAAGCGTGTATCAAAAGTTCCGTATGATCCCGGCGTTGGTGTAATAACCGCTTGGGACTTGGGTATTGGCGACAGCACTGCCATTTGGTTTGCTCAATATGTCGGCAAAGAAATCCGCTTAATTGATTATTATGAAAGCAGCG